GAAAAGCTGCACGGCGCTGTCGCCGGGGCTGCGGCGGGTATCCAACGAGAGCGCCTTCTGTACGCTGTCAAAGTCCCGGCGCTCAATGATAGCTTCGTGGGCGTCCGAAACGATTGCCCATTCGCTTTCCGGCTTTGTGACGCGCTTTCGCACCTTGTAGCTGGGTGTAGTCTCCCTGCCCTGAATGAGTACGCCGGTGTAGACCGGATTTTTCAGGATACGCAGCACGGCGTTGGCCGACCATGCCGCCTGGGGGTTCGCCTTGAAGGAGGTGGCAAACCTCATGCCCAGCGATCTCTTGTATTCCATGGGCGAAAGCACACCGCTGTGATTCAATCGGGCGGCGATATCCTGCGGGCTAATGCCCTCCAGCTTCCACGAAAAGATGTCCCGCACGATATCTGCGGCATATTCGTCTACGATCAGATGGTTTTTATCTGCGTCGTCCTTCAGATAGCCATACACGGCAAATGCGCCGATGTACTGGCCGCTTTTGCGCTTGACCTCAAGCTGGGTGCGGACTTTCACGGAAATATCCCGGCAGTAGGCTTCGTTTATGAGATTCTTGAACGGAATGATAAGCTCGTCCGAAGCGTTTTTTCCGCCGAGACTGTCGTAGTTGTCGTTGACGGCGATGAACCGCACGCCTAAAAATGGGAATATCTTCTCGATGTATTCGCCAGCGTCCAGATAATTACGGCCAAAGCGCGAAAGATCTTTCACGATGATGCAGTTGGTGCGTCCCGCCTTTACGTCCTCCAGCATTTTCTTAAAGCTCGGCCGCTCGAAATGGGAGCCCGTGAAGCCGTCGTCGATCCTGACGGCGTATTCCCGAAGCTCCGGGCGGGTTCGGATAAAGTCACGCAGCAGCTCCCGCTGCCCGGTGATGCTGTTGGATTCCTCTTTATCCCCATCGTCCCTCGACAGTCGGAGGTAAAGCGTGGCGTTCCAGATTTTTGTTTCGGTGTTGTGTTGCATATTGCCAGCTCCTTTCCTCCAAAATTGTACCCTGCGTTGCGCAGGACTGTCGAGGATGTCGCAGGATCAGCCCTTTGTGCGGATATATGCTTCCAGTCTGTCCTCCAATGAAACATCCGTATCGGCGAAGCTGACCCTGACCACATATTTCCCATGCCGGTAGCAGTAGGGGTTGCCGATCTGACGGATGAAATCCAAAATACGCTCCCGCTTGGGCAGCGCCGTGTTGACCTTTACGTCGCGGATATCCACCAGCGTATTGTGGTCAACGGTGCGAACATCCATATCGGATGCCGTATATGCGTCCATGCCATACCTCCTTGTTTTGTTTATTCCATGGTTATGATTGGATATATAAATCTATGAGCCCGAGCCGAGGGCAGAAGAATAGGGCTGTGACGGAACACAGCCCCATGGTTTCCGGCCTCGATGCGGATAAAAAAACCTTCCCTCAGAACTTCATGGGAAGGGTCGAATGCCTGCGCCTGCCGTTGTAGATGCGGTAGAACAGGTTGACGTAGCGCTTTACGCCCCGCAGCTCCTTTTCCGCCTTGCCCGCCGCGTAAACAAACTTGGGCTCGTAGGCGCGGAGGCCGTAAATGAGCCGCTCCCGGTCGTACTCGCCGTGGTACAGCTCCACGAAGTGGACGATGCCCTGAATCACCTCGGCTCGGAGGGAATCAGGGTCGCCGCCCCAGGCTTCCAGCAGGAGGGTCAGCGCTTCCTTATAAATCTCTGCGCCGACACGCTTGAACTCCGCAAAGGCGGTATTGATGCAGATGATGCGCCCGACGCCTCCGCCGCGCTCAAAGCCCACATGAAATCCTACGTCCTCGGTCGCTTCGTAAAACTCGCCCGACGCCTTATCCTCTCCGCGAAGATTGGCGCGGAGCCTGGCGCTGGGCGTCAGGGCTGCGGAGTAGCCGGTCTGCATGGCAAATAGCAGAGCTTCATCCTGTTCTGTCATGCCGTAGTACACCTTACAGAGGATCGGCAGGTCGTTGTTGCCGTTCATGTGCTTGCGCGCCACAATAGTATGTTGCCCGTCAAACACATAATAGTGACTGTCACGAAAGCTAACCTTCGGTTCGTTGGCGATACGCTCATTGAACCCGGCCACGATCTTTGCCACACGCTCGGTGTTCAGCTTGCGCTGGTACGCATC